AGGTTCCTCCAAAGGGTTGGGGGAGCCGTAGCCCCCCCGTCCTTATTGGTTAGTCAAAAGAAAACTTACCACGATCCGTGGAAATTGACTTATGAACTACGCCCATTGGCATCTGATTGAGTCCGTGAGAAGCCAAAGCAAGAGACGCTAAGGTCTCTTTACTTACGTCCTCTAACGAAGACAAACCGTTAGCCGGGATTTTACCTTTTGCGGTATGATTTACACTAGCCATAATTGACCTCCTTAATACCACGCAACAACAATATACGGATACCCAATACCAGCCTCAGTACCGGAATCCACCCCAACAACTGGAGTACATTCGATCTGAGTATCGGCAGGTAAGGCCTCATCAATAATAGCATTCGTATCGTTTTGGATATTGAATGTATCAGTGATTGCAGTGCCATCCGTAATATTGAGTTGACAATAAGCATTTTGATCAGCAGTCGTTCCAACTTGGAATGATGCTTCAGTGCTATCACAAGCAAACGTTTCCGTCACTTCGACACCAACATCGACAATGGTTCCCTGCTTACCCGTTGGTCCCTTAAAGGAAAAAACGGTAGGTACACCATTACCCATGTCTTGTGCAGCGCCGGACTCAATGCGAGTCCATTTCTTATCTGAATAACTCATAATGTCCTCCTATCCTGCGCTATCCCAAATCACAATACGTGACTGGGCTGCTTGTGTGTGTACGATACCGAAGCCGCCTAGATAGTACCAAGCGATGCCACGATCACGTCCGAAGTCACCCGGGATTTTACCCCGCATTTCCTCTGGGACTGCAACCGCTTCAGCAACAGTATCCTCTCCAAAGAATACAATCCAATCGGACAAACCATTCGTCCACGCAGTAGCCGCTGTACCAATACTACCCTTCGCTTTGAACGTCTGCTCAACAAACCGTACTCCATCGTACCGACCAATTTCCCCATTCATGATCATACGGAAACCCTGATCAACATACTGCTTGATCGCTTCAATATCATCTACGAATGCGCGGAAAGTTGTAGGCCATGCGATGCAATAATAGTCATCACCCGTATACGCCGGGATATTACGTTCTTTCATCACATCGACAATTGACTTCACATGCTCTTTACCTAAAGCAATGCTATTGGTAAGGGTAGCCGTACCATTGGTGGTTAATGTAACCGCCGAGGTATTCGTACCCTGTACGCCACTAGCCGCACTAGGAACAACGCGCAACTTAGCACTGTTGAATTGAGTAGAAGCAAGATTATCAAAAGCCTTCTTGGCATCGGTCTTCAACACTTTCCTGATAACTTCAGCCACGGGTTGCTCAGAAAGGTCATCCAATTTACCAGTCCACGGAACGCTGTTGCCAGCCTCCGTAATGGTCATGGTTCCCTGAGAAATCGTGAAAGAAGTTTCCGGAATAGTATTGGTTTCAACGAGCGTGGAACCTTGGGTTCCAACATCGCTGAACACGTTCCAGTGGAATGTATCTCCTCGATGTAACCCTTGATGGGCTGCATCTTTGACATCACAGAACTGTCTAAACTTGACAATAGGCTGTACTGCCATTCTCAACTGTCTGCTGAGATTTAAGGCATACATATAACCACCGGAGGTGCTAACTGACCATACTTGTCCAGCCATTTTACTACCTCCTAATTGTTATAACATTTGGCCTCGCGCTTCCTTCATTTCTTGGATGACGTCCGCAGTGCTTTGTGGCGCTGCTTCGTCTTCTCCGATCTTTGAGGAACCGCTAGCCGCCTTTGGGTGTGGCACAATTTTCTTCTTGCGCTCCGCCCTTTCGTTTTTATTTGGGGAAAGAAATTCTTTCGCCCATTGTCGCGTCGATTCAGCAGCCTCTTGCATAATCTGTTTTGGTGTCCAATCGGGGTTCTCCTCGGTAAGGGCAACGGTTCGATTATCCGCGACTGCGCGCAACTCAGAGACTTTAGCGATATCCGGATACTCACTATCAAACCACTTAACTGCTTCTTCAAGTGATTTTTGATAAGCCCATTGCTGTTCTCTCTGTGTTTGCGCTCGCTGCTGCGCTAAGGTTCTACCTAGAACCTGTTCTACAACCTCTTGGACATTCGTGGTGGCAGGTTGACTGCGCCCTCTATTTCCTAAGGCTTTAGTAAACAATTCTGCGGCTTTATCCGCATCATCTTCATAAAGAGCCTGATGATACTGCTTAACTAAATCAGCATCAGTTGTCTCTTCTTCTGGAACCGCGTCTTGCGATGGCGGTACTTCTTTTTGGACTTGTTGAGTCCGTTGCATATTCTGAACATACGCATTGAGTTGAGCCTCTCGCTCTTGAACTCTTCTCGCATACTCAGCAGCATCTTCAAAGCGTTTTTGAGACGCCTTGTCTTTCTGGTGGGATGCCTTTAGATCATCAAATGGTACTTGTATATCCTCACCGTCAACTTTTATAGTTGTATACCAAGAGTCACCATCCTTCCAAAATGGAGACGACTTCTTTTCTACAACTTCTTCTGGTTCTTCAGAAGCAATAACTTCATCTTCTCCAACTTCTTCTTTAAACTCTTCATCGCGTTTAACAGCGATTGCGGCCATTGCTTTTTCTCGCTCGGATACATATTCTTCCGTCACATCTTCAACAATTCGTACATCAGATACTTCTTCAGCATCATCCTTGTATCCTTGCCCTACTTCCTGTTCAGTTGCATCCAATTCTTGGGTAGCATCTTTATCTGCCATTTTTTAGTCTTCCTTCATATATCGCCCGCATCTTTATACTTCGCAATCGCTTCCGCGTTTTCTCCATCAGCCATTATCGCATCCAACCAGTGAAGCAACTTTATCGGGGTAGCGAGATTATTTGAGATTTTACGGTATTGTTGAAGTTCTTCTTCTGAAGAACCTACCCACTCCTGCATTGCCATCTTCTGAAACGCTTCAATACCATCACGGTATTCATTGATAGCCCTTGCAGCGATGCTCAATCCAGTAGGAGTTCTTATAAATTCTTGTGTTGCATTTCCAACCCGCGCACGTTTGATAAGATCTTCAGCGTTAAGATCGCTGGGATTATAGTAATCCATTCTTACCCCACAGCAAACGGAATCTTATTATATCTTTCTCTTTCAATAGTTCCGGCCTTCCCTCCGGCTCGTATTTCTAGTTCTCTCTCGATATCCTTATCATCCATCTCGCTCAAGAGAGCCTCTCGTTGAAGCAACAACTCTCCACGCTTAGTAACGGAATCCTGTTGCTTGATTTGTGCTTCCCTAATATCAGTTTGTTGCCCTATTAATTCTCTCTGTAGGTCTGCTTGAGCCTTAATCTGAGCAACCTCCTTGTCACCCACAGACTTAACCTGCTCGATCTGCATTCTTCCCTGTGTCTTCTGTTGATCTGTAGCGATTATATTCTGTAGTTCTTCTAACGCTTTTTGCATTTCTTCCATCCTCGGATCTGCTTCCTGATCCCAGAGAATAAATCTTGATCCATCCTTGAACCCAAGTTGACCGAATATTTCCTTTGTCAACTCCGGTAAATTTATCTTCTCTGCAACCCCCGGAAATTGTGCCAAAGTATTAACACCAAATAATAAGTTCTGAACTCTCTTCATTGGATCAGTCGCGTTCAATCCCACATTAACTTTTAACAGAACATCCTGCCTGAGAAGTTCATCCATAATTTCATCTATCTTGAACTTTGCGAATTGCTGTTGCGCGGCCTCGCCAGCAACAGACAAGATAATTGAATCTGTCTCGTAGTATTGCTCAAGACGCAGAAGTTGTTTGAGAGTTTTTTCTACCCATGTGTCTGCAAACGTTCTCAGAGTATATTCAGCAATGGTACTACTTGAACCGGCGAGAAGATTCATTCCTCCAACTGTCTCATTCAGATTTCTAGCGCCCTGAACAGTTGATGTTGAGAAGTTACCCTGCAACTCATCAAAGTCCATATTGATTCTGTCCTGCTCTGCATACGCAGACCCAGTTACATCTCTAGTCTCAACAATCCTTACATCTGTCTCAGGATCATCCATCTCAACCGCGCCCCCCGGAACAGATCTAAACAATGCATCCAGATCAATATTCCTATCACGGCGTATATGATACCGTTTGTTCATGGCTAACTTAACATTATCGAACCTCTGGTTCCATATGTCATTAGCCGCCGCTTGCAGTTCCTGAGTTAACTCTACAGTCCCGGATGGATATGTCTTATGGGCCTCTAAATTTACTGCTCCCATAACATAAGGACGTTCTTCGTCTCTGAGCCAAGGAAACATTTCTTTCAATGGCTTAACCTCTGTGAGCATAATCTCTGTACCAGCGGTAAAGTAACAGTGATCTATCCCATCCATCTTTACAATATTTTTGTGTACCCAAACAATCCAGAAATCTTTTAACTCCCCATACTCAGCCTCATTCTCCTTGGGGTCCATTCTGGGTTCATCTCTCACCAGTCTAGTAGTATTATCTTGCTCGGATTGATCAGTGGTGGAAAGTAATTCCTCATCCGAAACCTCCAACCATTCCCCTGCCTTCATTTTTTCCCTGACATCCTGAAGATACATAGGAATGAGATGAACGATATAGGGGGAAGACTTTATTGGATCTGCCCAATCCGCCGCAGGATCAATGCGTATATTTTCTGGAGAAATAAGTTCTATAACTGGACGATCTTTGATTGCGGTTATCTGTTCATGAATCTGAGGCTTCCCTTCCTCATCCATGATGGGTTCATTTTTGTTATCGACTTCTATATACGACTCTTTTGCTTCATGGAAATCCCAGTACTGGTGTGATATACATACACCTTGAACCGCAGCATCCTGAAGTGCGGCCACCATAGTTTGGAACCAAGGAATCGTATTAGTCAAACGATACTGCATAATAGACTGAGCAACTACTGCTGCCGCAGCCTGAATTTCATCGTTTTTATTTGCTGGCTCAATACTCACTACATCTTCGTTTGTGAAGAAAGCCACAGTCATCGCCGCCTGAAGATTTCTTACAGCAGTTCTAGTCTTAGGTCGAAAGAACTTTGATCTTTTCTCATAGGCTGTAGTATTATATTTAGAGCCGGGAGGATGATGGCTATTAAATAGAGACAGGCTCTTTTCCCATTGAAATCTTAAATTAGCATCTAAGTAATCAGTAGAGCCTTCATAAATCTGTCTGGCTATTCTAAGCCACTTATCTTCCTTTGGCGTCTCTGATTCAATGACATTAACTGAATCTATCCCTACATTAAGGGGCGGTTGCGGATTCATTAAAGACATTAAGCGGTCCCCGGACTAAAGTCCCCATCCAATTGACCTTTATAATCCATCGTAAGGTCCATATATCTTTCCTGATTAAACCCGGTGGTTTTCTGTTTATATCTCTCTAGTATTTCTCCTCCAGCCAATGTAACTGCTCGGTAATCATTATCAATCTTATCTTCGTGAAGAACAAATCCCCAGTTTCCAGACAACAACATAGACTTCACTGTAACTACACCATCCATAACATGAACTGCCCATAACCATCCGGGATATTTCTTGTCGAGATGTTCAGCAACATTTCTGGCTCTCGTATGATCGTTACCTGTTAACTTATCCGCTCTTTCGATTTCCATACTTTATCCTTTTCTTTGGCTTATAAAAAATCTTATTACCATTATCAAAAACATATTGCTTAACTGGAGCACTTAACTCTGAATCTATTTTGTAGCATAATTCAGACCAATTATATTGTGTATCTTTTTTTTCCATTATATTACCTGTACT